CGCCATCTTGAGGCGCAGGAGATTGATCTGCTGGCCTAGGTCACCATGCGCCGACCGCATGTCCTGATTCGTCATGTCGAGGGCTTGCTTCGCGGCGAGGACGTTCAGACCCGAATTGTGGCGATCGATCGCAGCGTTGTACGCCCGGCGATAGTCGGCATCGGCGGCACCAGCCATCCCGAAGGTCAAGATGTTGGCGAGAATCCCCGGCTTCGTGTCTTCCGGCAGATAATCCCGGTGCCCCGCGGCGTTCGCGGCTTGCGTGAGCTGGAAGTACTGGTTGAACCGCTGCTTGATCTCAGACGGCGACAGCCCGGCATCCTGCGTGACGGCACCCAGCGGCTGCTGCGACGGATCAGGAGCGGATTGGTCGACCGTGGGCGGCTGGGGCGTTCCCTGCGACGGCTGCACCGCAGGTGGCCCCGTCGTGCCATCGCGAAACTGATACCCTCCTGCCCACGGACCGGGCCCGTTCATCAGCCGCCGCCCGCCGTCGATCCCTGCTGCGACGCCATATTCCCTAGGGCACCAATCGAGCCACCGACCTGCTGCCAGCGCTGGCCTGTCTGCCCCATCATCTCCCCGATGTATTGGCCCTTCGTCGGGTAGGCTTGGGCCCCTAGCTGCGCTAGCCGATCCTGCTGGTATGGTTGCTGCGCGGCCACGTCATAGCCAGACATCTTCCCCATCGCCTCCCCGAATTGCCCCATCGTCTGCGGCACGGTCCCGTAGAGACCCATGGTGGCCCCGGTGTTTGCGAGCATCGAAGCGGCGCCGCCCAGCTGGTTGCCCCGGAGCCCCAGCGTCTGGTTGTAGATCTGGTTCGTGCCTTGGCCGTACTGCCCCCCGAGGCCGAGCGCCTGGTTCGCAGAATTCGCGTAGGCGTTCTGGAGGAGATCGTTCAGCTGCGTGCCGCGCTGGAATTGCGCGGAGCCCAGCGCGGTCGTCTTGTACTGGTTGAATTTGGAGAGTGCCTCGATCCCGGCGGAGGAATTTCCGTAGTCGGGTCCGAGCTGCCGCTGGAGTTGTTGGCGAAGCTGCATCTCCTGATCGTTGAATTGCTGCGTCAAGAAGGGATCGAAGTCGGCTTTCCCGGCTTGGATGTCTTGGAGCTCCCGCTGCCAGCCCGCGATGATCTGCGGATTCGGGGCGATCATCTGCCCGTATTGTCCGAGCGTCCCCGCCGCCTGCCCGCCAAACTGTGGGGTCAACTGCTGCTGCCCCCCGATATTGGTGAACACGTTGGGCAGTGCCCCCGTCGCCCCGGCGGCAATGATGTCTTGGTAGGGCTGGTTCAGCTGCGATTCGATCGAGGGGTTATACTGGAGGCTATAGTCCGCTGCCGGGGCCGCGACGGGTGGCGGGGGCGGCGGCTGCGGCGTCTTCGGTGCCTTGCCCTTCTTGCCTCCGCCTCCTGCCTTCCGCTTCGCCATCAGTACCCCGTGGTTGTTGGTGTGTTGGTGGTGCTCATCGGCAACGATGGCGTCGTCGTCGGGGTCAGGGTGCTCTGCGGCAGCGACACGTTCGAGGTCGTCGGAGTCGTCGGGAACAGCGAGCCACCCGTGGCGGCAGCCTGCGTGCCGTGGAGGTAGCCCATGATCTGCGCGAGGGTGGACTGCGCCGAAGGCCCGACATTCGCCATCGGCCCCGCATCCGTCTGCGAGGTGTTGCCCATCGAGATGTCATAGGTCGGTGCCTGCGAGCCCGCCAAGTACATCTGCCGCTCGAGATCAGGGACGGCGGGCTGCGCTTTCTTCTGGCGGCGGAGCGCGTTCCGTTGCTGGCGGAGCGCCGCCTTGTCCGGACCCTTCTTCATCACCGCCAGCTGCTTGTTCATGGCATTCAGCTGCTGGTTCCGCCCGACTGCCTGCTGATAGTTCGAGAGCGCCTGCGCGTAGCTGGTCATCGGCGTCCCAGTGTCCGGCGTCCCGGCGGTGGTCCCGGCCGCGCCGCCTGCTCCGGTTGCCCCGCCCATGCCCGCGCCCGTCTGTCGGAGCGTCATCCCCGGCAGCATGCCGAGGAGGTAGGGCGTCATCTGGTTGTAGAGCGCCTGGCCTTGGAGCAGTTCCTGCCCGCCGCCAATCAGCTGATCTTGGGCGAGCTGGCGCAGGCGTAGCTCGTAGCCGGTCGCGGGCGGGAGCTTCGGGCGCTTGTACTTCTCGGAGGCGAGGATGTCCCCCACGCTCCCCATGATGCCGCCCAAGATGTTCAGGGCACCGCCGGTCGCTCCCATTCCTGCCATCGGGCTACTCCTCCGGTTGCTGCTGCAGGGGTGGGAAGCCGGGCGGTGGCGGCGGTGACTGCCACTGCGGCGGGGGCTGGTAGGTATTCGGCGGTGCAATCTGACGCACGGCTTGCAGCAGATTGTTCAGCACCTGCGCCCGCTGCCGTGCGGCCATCTCCTCGCCTTGGAGCAAGCGGTTGAGAAAATTGTACCCGTCCCCCGAGAGCAGCACGTCCACCAAGAGGTTCGGCTGCTCCTGCGCCACCGCCTCGAGATACCCGAGGAGGAGGTTCCGCACCTGCGTCTTCTGCTCAGGCGTCATGCCTTCCCTCTATGCCTAGTAGGTGCCGCTCGAGGTGGGACGTTTCTCCTTGGCGTGGAAGCCGGCGAGGGTCTGGGCGAGGCGGGCCCGCTGGCCCAGCTTGCCGCCCTTCCCTGCGGCCTTCGCGAGCTTCTTCTGGGGGATCTTCTGCCCCTGCGGCACGCCGAGCTGCTTATGGAGCGCTCCCGGATGCTTGATCGCGGATTTTATCCATCGTTCGGCCATCGCCGTCTCTCCTTCCGTCGGTTGCACGTCAAGTGTGCGAGGCGGAGGTTCTTGGCATCATCACCGCCACCTTGGCAGCGGGGAATGACGTGATCGACGCTCAGGCGCTCTCCTGCGAGGGGCGCGTTGCATATCCAGCATGCCGTGCCATCGCGTTCCATGAGCAAGGCGACGACCATGGTCCGATAGTGGAGGATTGACTGGCCGCGATGCCGACCCGTGCGCTGACGGTATGCCCGTTGCGCGGCTCGTATCCGGTCCCGGTGGAGGGCGTAGTAGGCAGCCTGATAGGCAGGATTCGGGCGGCCATCTTCGAGCCGTGGTGGCTCATCGATCCCGAGAGAGCCATAGGCAACTCGCGGTCGTGCGTCCGGTCCTCGTCTCCAGTTCGCCATGTCAGTATCCTCCGGTAAGGTCCGGCTTCTTGACCGGCATCTGGAGCGCCCCGATGCCGCCGAGGCCGCCCGGGCTAGTCTTCACCGGCTTCGGCCGCGGTGCCGGGGCCGCCATCTTGGGTGGCTTCGGCATCCCCGGTTGCTTCGGTGGCTTCGGCTCCTTCACTTTGCTTGCGAAGTCCGCGAGCTTCGATGCCGAGAGCCCGGTCTTCGTCGCGAGCCCGGCGCGCTTGCGGCCTAACTCCGCTCCAAAGAAGCGCCGTTGTCTGGGGGTGACGCTGGGCATGGCTTGGCTCCTCCTTTCCATCGGTGGCGAGCACGTCATGGAGGACGGCGATCGCCCCGTCGAGTTGCTGGCAGGCTTGCTCCGTCATGCGGACCGCCGCTTGATACTCGACCAAGTGCCGTTGCTGCGCGCCGCGCTGCTCCTGCAGGTTCCGCAGCCGCTCCTCGAGCTGTTCGCGCTCGATCATGCTGCGGCTCCTTCGAGGGCACTGACGCGTGCGGCGAGATCCTTCACCGCGTTGACGAGTGCGACGAGGATCGGGTGCATGTCGAACGTGAGCACGCCGGGCGTCGGCTCCTCGTCGGCGGGGTCAAGTTTCATGCTGGTTTCACTGACGCATTCGGGGAAGACGTCGCGCACTTTCTCGGCATCGAACCCGTAGCAGAGCGGGCCATCGGGCTGCGCTTTCAGCCGGTACGTGATCGGTTCGAGTTGCGCGATCTCCGCGAGGCCGGCGGCGTACGGGGCGATGTCCTGCTTGAGTCGCGGGTCAGAGGGGTTCGCCCACGTCGTGCCGCTCGCCTTCTGGCCCGTGGGACCGGTGATGAAGAGGCTCCCCGCACTGTCAAAGTAGGCGAAGCTCCCGGTCACCGTCGTGGAGCCGATCGGAGTCATGTAGGCCACCCAGCGCGTCCCCCGCGCGCTCGCCGTCCAGTTTTCCGTGGCTTCCGCGCGCCAGATCGCTTGCTCGCTAAAGGTCGCACCCGATCCCACGCCGCTGCCGGTGAACGTCGCGAGCACATCGCCACTCAGGGTTGGTGACGGGGAGGCCAACGTGCCGCGCGCTTGACGCCCCGCGACCTTGCCACCGGCACTCGTCCCGATCCCCGTGATGGAGACGACGGGGGACCCGCCATCGATGCCGGGCACAGAGAGGTTGCCTGCGTTATCGATCGCGAGGAGCGTCGGCCACGTACTGCCGCCCGCCGCCTTCCGGAAGATGCCGAAGGTGTCGCCGGTCGCGTTGAACGACATGGCCCAGCTGGGTTTCGTCGCGTCGTCTTGCGCATCAGCATCGGTACGGTTGTAGGACCACTCCGCGACGTTGGTGCTCCACAGCCGATGGCGCGCCTTTGCCGTCGTCGCGCCGCCGATCAGGTAGCTCGCCGTCGTGCCACCCGGCACCGCCGCGCTCTTGGTCGCATCGGTCGGCGTCAGCGTCGCGCCCGACACCGACCACGGCAGCGCGCTCCAGACGGCATCCGTGCCGTTCGATTGCAGCGCCGTATTGGCCGCTCCGAGTGCCACGCGCGTGAGCGCCGGCGTCCCGTTGGCCACCAAGATGTCCCCACGCGCGAGCGGGGTTGTCGTGCCCACGGCCGCACCCGCGAGCTTCGCGATCGTCGGATTCGGATAGGTGCCCGTCAGATCGCCGCCTGCGGGCCCGCTGGGGGGCGCGCTCCCCACGGGAACGACGGCCCAGACGACGCCATCCCACTGATAGGTCGCGCCGTTCGGGGCTGCGTACTGCTGCCCATTCGTCGGACTGTTGGGGAAATCGAGCGCGGCCATCACACCCCCCGTGCGGAGGCAGCGACCCATTGCTGGGAGGTGCCGTCATCGTAGTAGACATAAAGCTGGCCGTCGGGATCGCTCCGCCACCAGAGTTGGCCCACTTGCGGATTCGTCGGTGCCGTCGGACCGATCACCAGCGTCATCGATTGGGTCAGCATCGGGGCCAGCGCGGGATGCGCGAAGAGGGGGCGGGCCATCGTCACCTCATCCCAGATTCACGGGGACCCATTGCTTGGAGTTCCCGTCATCGTAGTAGATGTAAAGCTTGCCGCTGTCGCTCCGCCACCAGAGCTGCCCGACGGTCGGGGTCGTCGGCGCGGTCGTGCCGATCGAGGCGAGCCCGACTCTGTTCCAGGTCGTCCCGTCCGAGCCGTAGAGCGCTTTCTCTCCGGTGTTCCAGTACGTATCCCCCGCCGCGCCGGCCGCAGGGGCGCTCGCGTAGGGGGCGGCATTGGTGATGCCATAGTCGCGCGCCATTTAGCCCACCACCACCACCCGGTAGCCCGCCCCGAGATTCGGGTTGTAGCGGATCGTCACGGTGTTCACGGTGGCGGCGTCCCAGTCGACCATGACCGCGGTGTACGGCGTCGCGCCGTTGTAGACCGACACCTGCACGTCGCGCGTGTTCAGGTTGTGGGTGACGGTCTCCGGCGACGCGGTCCCCGTTAAGGCAGCGGCGAATTTCTTCGCCATCCCGGTGACGGCGGTGTTCACGTAGGCTTGCGTCGCGATGACCGTGGTGTCGACCGCCGTCGTGCCCGCGCTGACGACGATCCCGGTGCCGGCGCCCACGGCAAAGACGTTGCCGGTGAGCGTCAAGCCGTTGCCCGCGCTGTACGAGCCAGGACCGCCGAACTGCGTCCAAGTGAGCGCCGTTGTCCCGATCGTGATCGGGAGGTTGGTCGTCATCACCCACGCGGTGTCGCTCTGGGTCGTGCCCTCGGAGACGAAGACTGCCGCATTCAGGATGTCGTTCGCGGCGGCAGCGTCCGTCGAGCGCGTCCATGCACCGGAGGCGGCGACATAGATCCCATTCTCGGCCGGGGCGGTCTGGTTCTTCAGCAGCACGCGGTCGCCCGCCGCGACGGTCACGCCATCGACCGCAATCAGCCCCCCCGTCGCGATGACGACGTTTGCCGTCGAGGCGACGCGGACGGCATCCTTCCAAGCGAGGCCGTTGATGGCGGCATCGACGTAGCCCTTCGTCGAGGCGTCCGTGGCAGCGGTCGGCGTCCCGAGGTTGGTTAGCTTGAAGCCGCCCCAGGAGACGTCTGCGGTCGGGGGCGCGAGGGCGGAGTGGTTGATGGCGGAGTGGTCCGCGTTGAGATGGGTCGGCGTGCCGTGCGTGTGGTCCGAGTGCGGCACCGTCACCGCCGAGCCGGTGGCGGAGGCCGCGCCGAATGCCGTCTGGGCGGTGACGGCCCCAAACGTCGGCATGCCATGCTTGTGATCCTCGCGGGCGAAGTTGGTCAGGGTCCCGACGACCGGGGCGTCCCCGATCGCCTGCGTCGTCACGGTCGTCGCCGGGGTGGCACCCGCGCCTGCCTTCGCCGCTTGCCACGTCGTGCCGTCGTACCAGTACAGCGTGTTGGCGGTCGTGTCGAAATACATGAGCCCCTTCACCGGGGACGCCGGTGCGGAGCCCAAGTTTTGCATCACTGCGTTGCGGAGCTCGTTTTTGACGAGGTCAACGAAACCGTAGATGGTCGGCATCACATCCCCCCTAGCTCAGGTACGCCTCACCACCGACCGCTGCCGAGAATGTCAACGTGACCGTCGTCGCATTCGGGTAGTTCACGTCCCCCGGGATGATCTCGCGGCCCGTCGAGTCTACCGCCGTCACGTTGGGCCGGAAGGACAAGCTGTGCGTGATCGTCCACGTCGGTGCCGCGGATGCCTGCACGTAGCGGTATCCCAGCGACGCTGGCGACCCCGCCGGAGGATCAGCCCAGACCGTGTCATAGTCCGTGCCCGATGCCTTCTCGAGCACCTGACCCACCGTGCCCCCTGCGGGGACGCCTGGGCCAGTCGGCCCCTGCGCGCCGCCCGTGGCGGGCTCCCGCCAGACCATCTGATGCGAAAAGAGCGGGCGCGGCATCAGGATTTCCGCGACTGGTCGGTGCCCGTCGGGGCGTAGTAGACGACGAGCCCGATCAACGGCACGTCCCCGACGACACTGCCATCCGTCGTGATGTCTCCGGAGAGCGAATAGCCGTCACCGCACTGGAGTGGTTGCAGACGGCGGCGGTTCGGCCCCTGCGGATAGCGGAGTGTCTGGCGATAGACGCCATCGACGTTGATCGTCATCGCCACGGGATGATTCGTGTTCTCCGTCGCCTGCGCGATCATCTCGAGCGCACGGAAGGATTTCCGGACGGCGCGGTTCGGGGGCTGCGCGTCCCCGTAATCGAGCTCCGGGAGCGAGATGCGCGTCGCCACCCCGCGCGGAGTATCGGCATTCGCCACGAAATCCCGGTCGGTACGTCGCCCATATGTCTGCGGCTCGACGAACCACGCATTGCCGTATTCCCCGATCACCACGGCTTGCCGCCCGGTGAAATCCCGATGCTTCAAGCAGAACGCGTTCGGCACCCACATGCGCGCCGTCGTCATCCGCATCGGGCCCCCCTGCGGGACGAGGGAGAAATCCCACCGGATGACGAGATCATTGTCGGCAGGCGTCTGCGCGGAGGCACTGGCGCTCCGGAGCCCGAACCACGCCGTCTTGGTCGCGGTGTCGTACACCGAGACGAGGGTGTTCAGGGTGCCAATGTTGACGTTCTGCTGCGTCCACGTGTGGAGTCCCAGCGCCCGGGTGATGTCGGAATCCCGTGTGCCGCCGAGACTCGCGACTGCGGAGAGCAAGTGAAAGTGGCCCTCTGCGTCACAGAAAATCACGTCGTCATCCACGGCGAGGACGGCATACGGACTCGGCGCGCATCCCAGCGCCGTGGAGCGCGTGCGATAGCTCCACTGGAGGCGATCCGTGGGCGTGTCATCCACGTAGAAGATCCCGTAGGGGTATTTCCAGAGGTAGAGGACACCTTGATACTGCGCGGCACCGTAGAGCCGCCGCCCGATGTTCGAGGCGACGCGGATGCTCATGTAGGGGACGGCAGGTGCCGCCGTCGTCTGGAAATCCTCGTGATCGGCGGGGGTCGACCAGTAGATCCGGTGCGGATCATTCAGGTTCCCGAAGATGACGAGCGAGTCCTGATGCACGATCCCGTTGAGGGGTTGCTTGCTGGCGTCCTGCGTGGTCCCCCAGTCCGCAGCGGGCTTCGCGATGGGGGCCGCTGTCTGCCCGTCGCCGGGAAGAACTTGGACCGGATCGACGCCGTTCAGATAGAACAGCTTCCGCAGCCGTGACGCATCCTCCTTGCCGCCGACGACAAAGCGCCCGGGACGCACCATCGCCAGCGGATAGTTTGCCCAGATAGCATCTAGGTTGCCGTGGGCCCCCAGTGCCCCGCGCGTCGGATCTTCCTTCAGGATGTAGCCGCCTGCGGGCGAGAATTGCTCGATGTTCGCGACGGTGATGAGGACGGGGCCCGCACGGCGGGTGACGCTCGCCACGGTCTGGTTCGTCGCGAACGGCGTCACCGTGGAGATCTGCGTGCTGGACGGAAAATCCTTGACCACCTGCGACTCACCGCCGACGATGATGATGTCCCCGGGACGGAACGCGTTCACCGTGTTCACTTGGGTCGTGATGATGTTCGACCCTGCCACGACCGTCGTGCTGCCCGAGATCGCAGAGGTGTCGTCAGGAACCCACTCGATCTGCGCCGCGATGTGCGCGGATGCCCACCAGACATTCGAGGTGAGGGCCGCGAGCCGATGTGCGCCTGAGTTGACCGTGGCGCGATTCGTCCATCGGAATGTGCTCGTATAATCCGGCGTGACGGTGGACGAACTGGACGCAGCGAGCGCGATGCCGATGAGGGGGTAGGACTGCGACATCCCGCTGATGCTGGAGGTGGTCGATCCCGTCGATGAGGCGCTCTCGTTCTCGCGAACGGTGAGCGGCACCTTCACATCGCTGGTGCTGGTGGAGATGATGTTGACGTTGGCGGTGCCTGGCGAGAACGTGATCGTCACCGTGTCCCCGGATTGGATCTGCTGCGTGATCACGGCACCCCAGATCTGCCCGTGCAGCCCGGATGCCTGCGTCACCTCCGTCAGAAGCGTGTACGTGTTGCCTCGCGAGTCCGTGATGCTTGTCGCCCCGCCGGTCAGCGCCGAGATGCGAACGGCGTGCAAGCATCCCACGGCGACGATGGAGGCGAACGGCGCGGAGACCCATGGGGAGGTGACGGTGCCAGCGATCCCGGTCAGCAGGCGTGTCCCGAAATACTGGGACGTGGGGAGCGCGTCCACGAACACCATCGCGATGATCGACGGAGCGCCAGCTGTCGTCGGAGTCCATGCCACTTGGAGCGGAAGGGAATCGATCCCCTGCGGGTCGTAGTACGTCGCGGCGGGCTCCTTGTTGATCAGATCGTTCTCCACCACCACGTTCTCACCGATCAGGATCTCGCCAGCTTTCGCCCGCCAGCGGTTCGGGTGCGACACCATCCCCGCCGTGCCGAACGGGACCAGATAGGCCGTGCCCTGCTGCGGCATCTACCAGCTCCAGACCGGGAGTCCGCCCGTCGTCCAGAGCGGTGGGCCCCAGGCCTGCGTCACGCGGGACGGCTGGACAACGCCCCACCGGGACGACATCCGCCGCAGCCCGCGGCGGTACTCGTCCATCATCGCCTTCCACTGCGCTTGGAACTGCTGCCAGACCGGTGTGGCTGACGAGTCGTCCTTGTCCGCCAAGATGAGATACGCGAGCCCATAGGACAGAATCCGGCGGTGCTGGATCGGCACCATCGGGATCGCGCCCTCCGCGAGTACATCGGGCCGACGGATGTACTCGAACTCGATCTGGACGGGATAGGGCGTGTCGGGCGTGTAGAGATAGTGCGAGAACCGGAGCTTCGTTTCGGTCACGCGAGCCGCGACGACGGGCAGCCCGCTCTGTGTGCGTCCGGCCGCCATCGGATAGGTCTGCGGGTAGTAGCGCTCGAGATCGGGCGGATCGATGACGTCGATCGTGTAGGGGAAGCCACTCGCCGGGAACGCCATGATGAAGAGCGGCGAGGTGCCGCGGATGAAGTCGGTCGGGAGCTCGTAGGTGTCAGGATACGCCATCCAACTCGTGACGGACTTGGTGCGCCCCGTCCACGGCTCCGAGAGCGTGATGTAGGTCACGTTGTTCGGGACATCGTTCTGACTGACGGTGACGAGATGGCGTGCGGGGGTGGTGTCTTCTTGGATGCGATAGCCAGCGAGCGACGTGCCGTCGGGGAGGATCTGCGCCGTCACGGAACGGCTGCCCATCGTGAACGTCGCCGTCAACTTGTGATCGCCGTTGATCGGCTGGCTTAACTGGATCGCGCCCCGCGGCCACGCCCGCGCCCAGAGCCAGTCATACGGGACGACGGTCGACGGCCCGAATTGGCCGCCCGAGAGCAGCGCTCGCTCAACGATCGTCAGCCACTCGTATGCCCGGCCGTCATATTGTGAATTCCCGTCGTCGGGCTCGCCGGCGAGGAAGAGGCCATCCTTCTTGAGATCAACCGCAGTGGTGAAGTAGCCCACGGGCACCTCACCTCAGAGCCAGATCAGGCGTACCGCCGAGATCGCCGCCGTCGTCTGGAGAATGAGCGGGGTGATGGCGAGCGCCAAAACCGTGGCGCAGTTGGGATTGAGCGCAACGCCCGTGTCGCCGGCGGCGCCCTTCAAGACGATCGGGGTCACGTTGGTGGGCGGCGGGATGATGACGAGCATCGTCGCGCCCGTCGGCATGGCGAGCGTCGTTGTCCCCGACGCGAGGGTCACGATGTCGATGTCCCCGACCGCTTGATCCATCGTCCACGCCGCACTGATCGGGACCGGCAGCGTGGAGACATCCATGGCCGTCAGCCCGTCAATGTGGGCTTGGAAGAGTGCTCGAGCGGTGACCGCTCCCATGGGCGGCTCAGCTCGCGGCGGGTATCCGCTGCCGCTCCCGGGCTGGGGCTGGAGGTTGCGGAGTCTCGATCGGTTTCGCGCCGACCGTCGCAAACGTGCCCCGAATGTGCCCGATCAGGTGCTGTTCCTTCTCGGAGCTGTTCATCTGATCACCGCAGAATTCGCACGTCCAGACGATCGCCGGCCCACCCGTGGAGACCACGATCGGCGTCGCCGCCATGACGTTGCGGTACTCCTCCGGGACTTGCTCCGGTGGAATCGGCATCCCCCCCTGATCGAACCACTGGCCATTTTGCCACGTGTAGAGTGCCATGCCGGTCGGCCCGAGATGCGCGAAGCTCCGCGTGGGATTGATCCGCACGCACGTCATCTGCGTGGTGGCGCGGTCGGGCTCAAGGATGTGGACCGGTTCAAGCCGCGCCATCAGTAGCCCTCAACCTCGCAGACAAGCTGCTGCGTTGGCGGGATCGCGGTTGCTGCCGCGAGTTCTGCGTCTCCGCCGCCCGCCGCCGCATTCGCCATCGCGACGAGTTTGGGGCTGGTGGCGTCCCCGTTCCACGTCCACCCCGGATTACTCGCACCAGCGACCGGGGTCACACCGACGACGACGATCCGCTGGACCCGGCGGGGACATCCCAGCTGGAGCTTGTCGAGTGCCACGCCGCCGGTCGCATACGTGTTGTTGGTCCCGGCATTCGCCCCGGTCGGAAACGAGATGGCGATGATCCGTCTGGTCCGCCCCGGCGCCGACAGGATCTTGTCGGTCGTGGCGTAGGTGATCTCTGCGAGGGTGATCGCAGCCATCGCGCCCTCCTAGGTGGTGCTCACCACGTCCACGGTGCGGCTGCCGGATGGGTAGCACTTGGCGTAGAGCTGCGCCGTGCCGCTCGCGGGAGCGCCGGTCACACTGAACCGCAGCACTTGGCCCTTATCGAGATGGATCTTCGTGGTCCGACGCAGGCATGCGCCCGCCGCAATCGCTGCCGTCGGCCCGGTCACGGTCGCCGCCACGGTGTAGCTGCCACCGATCGCCGGGGCCGTCGCCGCCGTGAAGACATAGGCCGTCGCGGCCGTCGCGGTGCCGATCAGCGCGCCCACCTCGACGACGTCCACGCCCTCCGAGGCGACGAAAAATGCCTTGTCACCCGTGGTGGTGACGTTGCCGGCCACGGCGTTCGCGGCGTCGGTCGCTTGCCCGTTCGCGGGAAAGGCCCAGGTGTATGTCCCTGCATCCATTGCCATCGGAGTGTCTCCTTACGGGTTCGCGAAGTTGTTGCCGGTGATCCGCAGCACGCGCGCCTCGCGCGGGTTCGCGGTGGGATGGTAGAGGCCAAACCCGAGCTGCCCGTACCATGCGCAGCCCAAGTTCCGCCCGTAATCGTCCGCGATCTTGAGCCGCAACTCCGGGGTCTGCGCCTCCGCGAACGCCACCGCCTCGTCTCCGAAGATGAACGCCTGACCGATGTTCGTCCCCGCAGAGGTGGTCACCTGGAGCACGGTATCGTGGTTGGTCTCGATGATCCGGATGTTCTCCACCATCCCGATCTCACCGCGCTGGAGCTTCTCCGGATTGCCCAGCACGTACCATTCCTTGAAGAGCGTATCGTTCCGGACCGACCGCGTGGTGGCCCAGTTGGCGATCCCGATGTAGGCGTCGCCCTCCCCGAAGTACGGCATCTTGAGCGTGCCATACGCGTAGTCCCGGGCGATCTGGAGATGGTTGATCCCGATGGCCGATGTTGCGGCGACCGACGGCGTGCCGGTCGTGTCGATCGTGAAGCCCGATGCCGAGCTGGGCGTCATGGTGATCAGGCCCTTCTTGAACCCATCGCCGGCGGAGACATCCAACGTGAGCTTCATGATCTCGCGGAGCCGCTTCTTGACGAACGCGGGGAGATCGTACTTCGCGAAGTCGTCCCAGATGTTGGTCCACGTGACGGCTTCGCCAAATTCGAGGATCAAGAACGAGGTGCCGGAGATCCCGACGGCGGTTTCTGGAATCCGGATGTTCTCCTGGAGGATGCCCTTCGTCGGAGATTCCGGCGGGCCGGTCATCGTGAAGAGGTTGACGGTGTCGCCCTTCTTCTTCCCAAAGCCGTCGACCGGCTCGACCCACTGGATCACTTCGGCTTTCTCAAAGGCGGCCTCGTACATTTGTTCAGAAAGGAAGTTATTCCTGAACGGGCCCGTCGGCGTATCTTGGCTCCAGGTTTGCATATCCGCGCTCTCCTATTCTCCTCGATGCCGCCGCCACGTCCGCATGCGGTGGCAATTCGCACAGACCAAGTCGCACTTGGCGATCTCCGCCAAGGTCTTTTCGAGCGAGCGCCGGACGAGCTCGCTGCCGCCAAACTGAAAGAGCTTCTCCGTACCAGGCCGGTGATCGAAATCCATTGCGCAGGGCGGGAAGTGACCACCACAATCCACGCACGGTGCCGCTTTGAGGCGGGCGATCAGTTCGTCACACCGCTGACGGCGCAATAATTTGCCGCGTGCAAGGATCTTCGGTTTGTTCTTCTCGTACGAGCGACGAACAACTGCGCGCTGTCGTGCCGGATTGGCGCGGCGTGTGGCTAGGCCTCGTTTAGCCGTGCACGTACGACAGTAGAATTGCAATCCATCAGGCATCCGGCGGTGTTTGCCGAATGCGGCATGGGGTTTCACGACCCGACAATCCGGACATCGCTTGTGGTGCTCCGGAAGAACAGGAGGTGCTTCAAGTGTGAGCAGATCACCCATCAGGCGGCATTCTCTCGACCGAGTAGGATGGCCTGCCGATGGCGGATCAGATCCGAGATGGTCTTCGGTTGCTGCGGCGCCGGTGCGGCGCCACCCGCGGCGCGACGCGCGGAGCGGAGCAACGCCGGCGGGGCGGTCTGTGCAGGGGCGGCCTCTGCGGGTGCGGTGGTCTGGCCCCGGATGTGCGCGATCTCCTGCTCCGCCATCTGGCCCAGCTGATCGATTGCGACCGACAGCGGGAGGTTGACGAGGTTCTGGTACTGCTCGTTGTAGATCGTCTGCACGATCCGGCGGTTGTCGCCTAGGTTCCGGCGCTCGAGCATCTCCTCCATCACGTCGTCATGGACGGATTGCGCCTGTTGGCGCTGATCGCGCCGACGGAGTTCCTGATCGACGGCGCCGAGTGCCCCTTGGACCAGCGCCGCGTTCTCGCCCTGCGCCGTCCGGATCCGCCGCTCGATCGAGCTATTGAGCGCGTCCTGCCAGGCCTCCTTATTCGAGAAGAGGAGATCGGAGTCGGGGATCTCGATGCCGGGCGGCGGCTCGAATTGCGGCGGGGCCGCAGGGGGCTGCCAGCCCGGCGTCCCCAGCGAGTCCAAGATCTGGCGCCGTTGCTGATCGACGGCCACGCCGTACGCATTCGCCAGATCGTTGAACGACTGGCGGACAGCACCCGCAGCCTCTGGGTCCAACTCGATCACCCGATTGCCGAGCTGCACCTGTTCCTTCGCCGGTGCCGCTGGCTGCGGTTGGATCATGCCGCTCCCTCCTGCTGCTCTCGCACGTGGCGTTGCTCCGCCTTCTCGCCGGCGACGACACGGTTCCGCAGCCGCTGGACGATCCGCCGATAGGCGCCGATCTCATGCGACAGCGTGAGCGCGGTCTCCGACGTCAAGCGCCGGTTCGCGAGCTCGCGGTCCATCTCCTTGAGCGCGTCCTCGACCAGCGCATTGCAGAACGTCTCCATGGCGACGAGCAACGACCGTGCGGCGTGCCCGTCTCCGACGAGCTTCGCGACGAGCGGATCCAGCTCAATCGCCATCAGCCGACCTCGACCAGCTGCTGGGCGTGCTTGTCCACGGAGACGTCCACTTGGATGGCACCGCCGAGCTGGAGCAGATCGATCTCGCGAGCGAGCCGGACCATCTGCTTGCACGCGCCCTCGAGGAGTTCAGTGAGCGGGCGGAAGCGCTCCGGAATGTCGGGACGCAAGACGAGTTGCCCGGCGAGTCGGGCCCAGCGTATCGCCTGATCCTCAAGGCGCTCCGTGTCGCCAGTCATCGTGCCCTGGATGTCCCAGGTCGGATTGCCGCGGAGCCGCCGTGCCGCCGACACGATCGTGTGGTGGAGTCCGATCGTCGTATCGCGGGCCAGCTGCATCCAACCGTGATCGGCGGGGAGCTTGCCCACGTTGTACGCCAGCCAGACCAGCCACTGACGAGCTTTCGGCAGAGACGCGCCACGCACACGGATCCGGTCACTCACCACCCCCGCCACCTCCATCCTTCGCCTTGCCCAAGGGATACGCCTTCGGAACGCCGCGCCACCGGTCCTTGACGGCTTCGGCCATCGTTCCCGGCCCCGACCACTTCTGATCGCGATCGCGATTCGGAGCGTTCGCGTCTTCGGGCCGCGTGCTCTCGAAGCCTTTGGTCCAGTCGGCAGCCATCAGCGCACCGCCTTTTTCTGTTTCTCCTCGATCAGCGAGGAGATGGTCTTCCGTCCTTCGGGCCGCACCGACACGCCATGCACCTCGAGCGAGAGATCGGCGTGGCCGTCGCGGAGCCGGAGCTCGTCCACGGCGCCGTCCAGTGTGACGCGGACGGTTTTCCCCGGCTCCAACGCGCTCCGGAGGCGTTCGGGTTTGGGATCGGCCAAGCAGATCTGCGCTGAGCTGCCGGAGTCGGATGCCCCGCCGATCACCATCATACGCCGCCCCCGCCACCACCCTGCGCGAAGTCGCCGCCCGTCCACGGATTGCCCGCGCCGAAACTGCGGCCCATGTAACTCCCGGCACCCATGGCACCGGCGCCGCCCATGCCATATTGGCCCACGCCGCTGCGCTGCTGATAGCCGCCGCCCATCCCGCCGCCCCCGCCCTGCATGCCGAGGCCACCGCCGTAGCGCGCTTGGAGGACCTGCTGCATCTCCGGCGAGTAGCCGCCGAACATGCCGCCGCCACCGGGCCCAAAGGTTCCGCCGGGGCCGTAATAGCCCCCGACTGCGGTCCCGAGGCCGCCGCCACCCGCGCCGCCATAGCCCATGCCGCCCCACGTATTCTGGTACATCGGCGGCGCGCCCATCGGCTGCCAGCCACCACCGCCGCCACCGGGTTGCCCGAGGCCTGGGAGTTGCCCGGCGGCTTGCGCTTGCGGGTAGCCCCGGAGCTGGTCTTGGAGCCCGGCATTATCGCCGCTCCAGCCAGCCATGCCGCCACCCGGAATCTGCGGCGTGGTACCGGGCGTGACGGACTCGTTCCACGGCGCGGGTCCCGCGGGAGGCTGCGGCGTGAAGGCACCCGGCGTCTGGTTCGGTGGCGTGCGGACGGGACGCTGGTTCTGCCCCGTCGCGAGGAAATCTTGGACCCGGGTCGCCTGCGGTGAGGTAGGCCCAAGCTGGTTCACCCGTTGCTGCAGCCACGGACGCGCGGCAAGGAACTGCTGTCCCTGCCCACCCTGCGCCGCCTGCTGGAACGCCCCGCGCTGGCGCGGTCCCAAGCCGAGCCCCAAGCCGAGCGGCGGCGCCGTCGGCGGCCGTGGTGTCGGAGCCGCTCCTGCGCCGGGTCTCTTCGCCTGCCCCGGCGGTGCCGATGGGACGCGACCGGGCCGCCCGCCGGTTGCCTGCCCCAAGGTGGGTTGGGCGCGCGGCGGGGCCGGACGGGCGGCTGGTCTTGGCGGGGGCTGACCCTTTCTTGGCATCGGTCGCTTACCCCTCTATGCCCTCACGCGATGTCAGACCGGCGTCTGCCATTCGCAGTCGAAATCCGCATCGGATTTCTTGACGAGGATCTGGCCCGTCACTCCACCCGCTGGCACGCCGGGCCCCGTTGGTCCGGCGGGTCCGGCTGGGCCAGTCGCACCGTCCGCGCCGTCCGCGCCTGGCGGTCCCGGTGGCCCTGGCACCCCTGGCGGCGGTGGGTACTCCACCTCGATCGGGGAATCATGTGGCCACGACGGCACGCGGGGCGTTACCTCTCCAGCCATGGTCTCACCTCACGGCATTTGCTGGCCGCGCTGGCCTGTTGGATTCGGAGGAGGCCCGGCGGCGGCGGCCGCAGGATTCGCGGCGGGATTCTGCGGTGCCCCAGGTCCGCCACCGGGCGGCATTCCAGCCTGCGCCTGCAGCATGGCCGGATCAGGCATCGGCTCGTCGGGATCGCGTTCGACATCGCTGGGATCGATCCCAAGCGATTGCAAGATGATGGCGTACTCCTTGAGCGGCGAGAAGCGCGTCGTGATCACTTGGAGCAACGCGGGATTTGATGCAGCCTGTTGTCGGAGCATCATCAGCTTCTGGAGATCCTTCACGCGTTGCAGCTGGTACTTGTAGCCCTGCACCTTGAAACTGGGCGCCGACGCGAAACACGCAAAGCGCTCCTGCGGCGAGAGCATCGCCAAGCTCTGCGCATTCTCCGGCCCAACGATGCCGCCCATCCGCGCAATCATCGAGTCGTCGGCAAACTGCCAGATCGTCAGCCAGCAGAGCTCGAGCAACGGCTCAATCGCGGTGTCCTCGAACCTGAGCGCAATGTTCGAGAACAGATCGTTGCCGGCATCCTCGACCTGCATGATCTCCGTCGCGGATTGCTTCCGCTGCGGCAGCCGGCCGAGCTGCAAATCGTTGATGCGAAAGGCCTCTTGGCGCATCCGGCTGATCCGGTCCAAGACGTTCAGCATGTCCTGGTTGAGCGTCCCGGTATCGACCCGCTTGACCACATCGGCGTCCCCGCGGCCTTCCGCGATCTCGAGATCGATCCCCGGGCGCAGCCCGCCCTGAATTACACTGGGGTCCTCCAGCATGTAGGAGCGGATCTCCTTCACGCCCAGTGCCGCGTTGAACCCGGCATCGATCATCAGGTTCGTCAGCTCCGACTCGGCTTCGACCAGCGGCCGAGCGATGTCGATGAACGCATGGTGCTGCTCCGCCGTCGGCGTCGGCAGCAACGGCACGGAGATGAACGGCCGCTTGCCTGCCCAGAGGATGTCTCGGATCCGCACCGGTCTCCGGACGACCGACGTCCCCCCAGCCGTCAGGAACATGATGCCCCGGCAAATCATCTGGCCGGTCTGCGGGTGGATCAGATCCCCCCAGTATTCGCGCAGCAGAGCCCGGTGCTGGGGCTGGCGGAGCGCAGGGGCTATCCCCTCCCTGCGGCGCTGCTGCTCAAGCTTCTCGCCGCCCGGAGACGCGTGACGCATCTTCTCGATCTCAGTCTGCGAAAAGCCCAGCTCCGGCAGATCGGAGATCGCGATCTCCACCTCGTGGATGTCGTAGTGATGCGCCGCAGACGGATCCGGGTAGTGGTCCTCGAATGGCACGATGTCGATCCGCAGCCGCATCGTCGCCTTCGTCTCGAGCTTGAGCGACCCGCCCGGGCCAATCGAGAAGATCTGCTGGTCATCGGGCGCCATGGTCACTTTCCAGGTCACCACCGATTCGATCAGCCCGATCTTCAGCGAATCGTAGACGAGCCGCCCGATGCCGTAGGTGGTCGGGATCTTCCCGCCCTCGACCGCCAGCCGCTCGATCTCTTGGCCCAGGATCTTGCACGCCTGATCGGCATCCA